CCGCACGGCTTCAACAAGAAAGTCGCGAATAATCTGTCCGACATGCTTTTCAGCCAAGACGCAGCCGCGACGCAAAAAGCGATGGCGGCGTTGCAGCGTGTCGGCCTGGGCGAGCGTGCCACCGCCAGCCTCATGCAAAATGCGTTGCCCAACAATATCGCGGTGGGTATGCTGGCCGGCGGAAGCGGCGCACCGGATCAGGAAGCCCCTCCGAGCGGCAACCCGGACGTTTCCGTTGAAAGTGATCTTTCCGGGAGCGCACCCGAAGCGCCTGCCGAAGATGCGCCGCAGCCGAACGCGGACGAAGAGAGCCCCTATGCACAGGATTTGCAGAATATTTACGACACGGAAAGCCCCGAGCTTCTGAATTTGATCTCGCGCGTGGAGCACCAGGAAAGCGGCGGGGATCAGTCGGCGGTTTCGTCGGCAGGTGCCGTCGGCGTCATGCAGGTTATGCCCAAAACGGCTCCCGAGGCTGCCGCAATGGCAGGAGTGCCATGGGACGAAGAAGCATATCATAATGATCCCACATACAACCGGGTGATCGGCATCGCCTATTTGTCCGAAATGCTGCGCCGCTATGACGGCGACGTGGAATTGGCACTCGCCGCATATAATGCCGGGCCGGGCCGGGCCGATGAATATGCGGCGGGGCAAACAGAGCTTCCAGCCGAAACACAGGATTATATCAGAAGGATTGCGGGATGATTGATACCACGGAAATTCTCGGCGTTGCTCCGTGGGTGGCTATTTCCGCGATCCTTACGTGGGCCGCGACCGCATGGCATCATATCGAAGCAAAGAAAAAGGAAAAAACCGACCACGGCGACCGGCTGGAAATTCACCGCGACGAATTGACTTTCGAGCTTTTGCAGAACGCACGGCAAGAAATGTCGAGTGCGCGCGTGGAAGTGGAGGATCTTCGCGATGAGGTGCGCAAGCTGCGGACAATGGAACAGCATTTCTACCATTTCCAGCAGTCATTGGATCATCTGGAAGCGTTACTTTTTGCCGAGACAAGCGATGCCCGTTCCGTGGCCGAACGCAACGCGCAGGCGTTTCTCACGCGGATGCGGCGGGTCAACGAAGCAAAGAGCACGCTTGCCAACGAAGCGCAGCGTGCAGCATCCAAGGTAGAAGTTACAGGCAAGAATATTGAAACTGTAGAGAAGGACATGAGGGATAATGTCTGATCAGCAATATTCCCAAGGCCATCTTGACGCCATCGCACGGGAGCGCGGTTTTTCCGACTATGCGACGTGGGCAGCATGGCAAAACCACATATCGGAATCGCTAAAAGGGTCAAACACTGCACCGGCACAACCTCCACAGAATAATTGGCTGCAAGGGTTGCTGAATAAAATCCCACCGTTTTCAATCATAGGGCATGTGTCTGATGAATATGGGCGAGCAACGGGGCAAAAACGATGACCATTCTCTCCGACAAGCAGATTTTCGAGGCTATCCGGGATCGTAAGGGTGCCCCGCTCACGCAAGCGGACGTGGACGCAATCAACGCGATCATGCACAGCGCGATCCCCTCGCCGCCGCTCGCCTGGGGTGCCAAGGTTGCACCGGAATTCCGCGACAAGACCCGTGCGATTTCAGGGCGCCTCGAATGCGATCCATCGGACCTCATGACCTGCATGGCGTGGGAGAGCGGACGCAGTTTCTCGGCCTCGAAAAAGAACATGGCGGGCTCGGGCGCAACTGGCCTCATTCAATTCATGCCGGCGACGGCGCAGAGCCTCGGAACGACCACGGCTGCGCTTGCGGCGATGACGGCTTTGCAACAGCTTGATTGGGTGGAGAAATATTTCCAGCCCTATAAGGGCAAGCTCCATAATCTAGCCGATCTCTATATGGCAATTCTCTGGCCGGCCGGCGTCGGCAAGCCCTTGGAATATGTTCTATGGGACCAGGATAGCCGGCCGACGACCTATCGGCAAAATGCCGGGCTGGACGCGAACAAAGACGAAGTAATCACCAAGGCCGAGTGCTCGGCAAAGCTCTATGCGATGAAAGCAGAAGGCCAACGGGCGGAGAATTTGGGATGAAAGCTCCCCGTAATGCCATCGAGCAAACCGAATTCATGCGCAATTTACTTGCGTTCTTGCTTGTCGGCGCTTTCATTTCTGTGCTGCCGGTTTTGACTTTCTTCATTATCCCGGCTGAAAACAAGGAAATAGTCACCTATATGGTGGGCCAGCTTTCCGGCATGGCGACAATGGCGCTCGGCTTCTACTTCGTGAACAAGGTGGGGCAAGACGCGCTCGATGCCGCCCGCACGGAAAATACGGGCAAAATGGCCGAGGCGGTCACGTCCGCGCTCAAGTCGGGCGACAAGGATAAAGCCGTCGAAGCTGCGGTTGACCAGGTTGTTGAGGCTGCGGATGGCGCAGCGTCGGATATCAAGGGAGAATAGTCATGATCCCCTCATTTCTCGTCACTCGTTTTGGACCGCTCGGTGCCAAGCTTGTCTTTTTTGGAGGCATTGCATTGCTCCTGCTTCTTGCTGCCCTCGCCATTTATTTGAGCGGTCGCAGTGATGGTAAAACCGGCGAAATCGTCGGGCAGCAGAAACGCGAGATCGAAACACAAATTGATCTTGGCCGGGCGGGCGAAAAAGCGGCCGACGCTCGGGTGAAGGATGCAACCACGGCTGCGAAACAGGAAAAGGAATTGACCGATGCCCTCAACGCTACGAAAAATCCTGATCGCCAGCGCACTCTGCGCGGTTGTGCCATCTTGCGCCAGCAGGGTAGAGACACATCGAACATTCCCGCCTGCCGCTGATATCAAACCGGCTACGGAGCCCGTCTATCCCGTTGAGGCGCTTGAGCCAAGCGATGCCGGCGCAGCGGCCGAAAAGCTGTGGTGGAACGCCGTGCTGATTTGGGGGCGCGGGGAACATGACAAGGTTGTCCGCGTTTGTAATTGGGCGCGAGCCCTAGGCTTCAAGGTGCCGGCCAATTATTGCAGTTAGGAAATCGAAATGATCGGGAACGATTTGATTTGGACAATCGTGGGAATTCTCGCGATTATCGCGCTGCTTTTCTATATTCTGCGGCGGTGAGCAACAATATCTGTGCTCGCTGCCGTCAAGAGCTTCCCGCCACTATGGTCCAGTGGGAGCGCTTGACTGTCAGCGACAACCCGCCGATTGCGACATGGGACGGAACGCCGATCCCTCTCCCCGTCACGCAAACGCGGATGCTATGGCAAATCGCACGCTACGGCCGGGCGAGCTATCAACTGTTGACCCGGATAGCGGTAGGCTCGGACGCCGACGACCGCACGTTATTTTCACAAATGAATGTGCTGCGCCGACATATTGAAGGCTTCGGCTTTACGACCGAGGCAATCCGAAATTGGGGATACCGGCTCATATTGACCGAAGGAGAACCGCGATGACGATCAACTATTCAGGATATGTGGAGACCAAGGACGGCGAGGTGACGGTAGCAACACCAATCATGATCAACGCGAAGGCGCAATATGCGATGGACCTTGCAGCGCGGCTGTCGATTGAGGGGATGAAGGCCAACGGTGCAGCGCCGGACGGCAAGCCAAAATATTATCCGCTCACAGCCGGCGAAGCGGTGGCGAAGGCGATGGACGCGACCGAAAAACTATTCGCGGCAATCGAGGCAAAAGGCTGGATCGAACAGTTGCCGGACCCGTTTCTTCCCGCACCTTCATAAGTGTTTCTTCCCATAGTGCGCGAGCAATGCGGCCTCGGCCCGACCGTCATCCTTCACCCTTGTAAGTGACGACGCGGTTGATGGATAGAAGGTGCGGCACTTTTCCCGGCTGGCACCTTTCCTGCTGTTGAGTAAGCCAAGCTTGGCTTTCCACACGCTCGGGGTGACGAAATGAACCGGGCAGCTTGTCGTGGCCGTCACGAGGCCATGCACAAAACCGAGCGTTCGGCCGAAGGTGAACATGGACGTTACGCCCTGGCCCGGCCGCGCCGCAATATCTTCGATCACGATCATGTCGGGCAATGCGAGATCGAGCGCCATGCACCATTCGCGCGCCCATTGGCTCCATGCCGGCTTGTCTTTCCCCTTGAGCATAATCCGGGGCACGTCGAAGAATTCGGCGCTGCCGTCCGGGTGTAGGATCGCGAGCGCGCCGGTCTTGCCAGGGTCGATGCCGGCGATGGTCATATTAGAAAGGGCAGGCATCGGCTAATTCCTCATAGGCTGGCAGGAATGGACGCAACCATTCCGGCGGGCGGAAGAAAGGGATATCCGGCACGTCGCGGGGAGCCGGTTCGTAAGGTTCGATTCCCTTGGATACGAAGAGCCAATG